TGGATGGACAGGTGGGGCATTTGGCAAGGGCGAAATCGGACAAGTTTGGGAGTCTGGCAAGGGCGTTAATAAGTCAGCCAATCCTCATGCGGGTAAGCAGTTTATTGGCGCACTACCGCCATTGGTTGATTCACAGCGATCAAACAGCGCGGGACGTAGAACTCGTAAAACCAAGGGTCGCTTGATATTTAGAGCGTGGGCTAACGATCAAGGCAAGACCACAGCAGCGGTTGTGCAGGCAATTCAAGCTGCCAATATGAAGGTTGTAACAAAGGTCAATGCTCGCGGCGAAGTCGATTACAGGTCAAAGGGGTAACACATGTCAATGACAGACCTAGCAATCCGCATTGCTACCACCATGGATGCGACTGGCTTAAACAAGGCAGATAAGCAAGTCAAGAGCTTTGAGAAAAGCGTTAAGAGCCTTGGCAGAACTTTAGGATTAAGTCTTAGCGCCGCAGCCGTTGTTGCCTTTGGCAAGAAAGCCGCACAAGCATTCATTGAGGACGAGAAGGAAGCGCAGCGCCTAACTACAGCAGTTAAGAATCTTGGGCTCGAACTATCTGCTCCAGCCATTTCCCAGTACATAGACAACCTATCCAAAATTTCTGGAGTTACAGACAGCCAGCTCCGTCCAGCGTTTCAGGCACTTTTGCAGACCACAGGATCAGTCACAGCCAGCCAACAGGCATTGCAGCAGGCAATAGATGTGTCGGTTGGTAGTGGCATCGAATTAACTACAGTTTCACAGGACTTGGCTAATGCCTACATCGGAGTTACCAGAGGATTAAGAAAGTACAACTTAGGGCTTACACAGGCAGAACTTAAAGCTGCCAGTTTTGAGGAAATCAGCGCCAAACTTAATAAGCAGTTCTCTGGCGCTAACGCAGCCTTCTTAGACACCTATGCTGGTAAGTTACAAAGGCTAGGCACAGCAGCAGGAGAAGCTCAAGAAGCAATCGGCGCATCAGTAATTGAACTAGCAATGGCGGTCACAGGCGCATCAGATGTGGAGCAGTTGATTGGCAAGATAGCCTCTGCCACAGACTTTGCAGTCGCTCGCCTAGATAACTTTATTGAAGGCTGGAAGATTCTTAAGGCAATTATCAATAGCAGCCTTGGCGAGTTTAAGAAGAACATTCAGGCAGTACAGGTTGAAGAGTTCAATCGCCGTATGCGCCGCGATTATATGAAGCCTTTTGAGGGTACAACTATTCCAATGAGCCCACAAGCAATGGCTCAACAGCGCGCAGCAGAAGCCGCAGCCCGTAAACGCTCTGCTGAATTGCTTAAGTCACAGCAGAAGAACACAGCAGAATTAAAAAAGCAAAACAGCCTAAAAAAGACAGGCACTCTTTTTGACCAGACACAGATTCAGATTATTGCAGCGTTAAAGGGCAAAGTCTCGGCTGATGATCGTAAACGCCTAGAACTGCAATTGGCTCTGGCTACCGAAAACGTATCAGAGGTCGAAAGACTAGGAAAACAATTAGCCATTTCTCAAGGCTTAGGCGAGGACTTGGCTAAGTTCTTAACCACTCTCCCATCTGCTAAGAATCCCTTTGAGGCATGGAAAGGCTTTCTTGATGGTCTAGAGGCGCAAGCTGCTCGTATTGCTAACATGAAGCCACAAATGGGTAACTTCCAATTTACAGTTCCAACTGGCAACTTTACCTATGGACAAGGCAACCCACTCAACACCGATGTGTTCGTTGACCCTAGAGGCGCTGCTGGTGGCTCGACAGTCGTGGTCAATGTCGCAGGGTCGGTCACAACATCTCAAAACCTTATTGACGAGATTCGTGGCGGGCTCAACGTAGCTGCACTCTCTGGTTCATCCGCTAACGTAGAACGCAGAATCGGCGGCTGGTAATGTCATTACCTGCAACCATCAACGTCTCCTTTGACTTCTCAAGCGGAGCAACCTTTGGTACAGGCTTTGTCATTGGAGACCCAACCTACGGAGTAATTGGAGTTAGCAGTTTTGGATCTGATGCCACAATCATCCCTGTAGTTGATCTAACCCCTAACGTTTACAACATCTCCATCAACAGAGGGCGCAACATCATGCGCGATACCTACGAGGCTGGCAACGCCACAATCCGAGTATTAGACCCTAACTCTGACTTTAACCCACAGAACACAGCCTCGCCTTACTTTGGCAAGTTAGCGCCACTTCGCAAGATTCGTGTATCTGCTACAACTGCAACGACAAGCTCATGGCTATTTAGCGGTTATGTGCAGGACTACAAGTACACCTACCCGCAAGGGCAAGAGACTGGCTATGTGGACATCATTGCTACAGATGCCTTTCGCCTATTCAACATGGCTAACGTCCAGACCATCCCAGATACAGCAGCAGGGCAGGACACAGGCACACGCATAGGCAAGATTCTGGACTACATCGAGTTCCCTTCTTCAATGCGTTCTATCTCGACAGGGCTTAGCACTTGTATCGCTGATCCTGCTACAGCCCGCACAAGCCTAGAAGCCATGAAGAACGCAGAGTTCTGCGAAGGGATGGGCGCTTTCTATATAGATGCAGAAGGTACTGCCGTCTATAAGAACCGCACCGAGGTAGTCCAGTCAATCGGCACAACTCCTACCCAGTTCAACCAAACCACAGGTATCCCATATAAGAACCTACAGTTTGCCTTCGATGACAAGCTCATCATTAACGATGTGACCTTTACCCGATATGGCGGCGGCACAACGCAGGAAGTATTCGATAACGATTCCATTGCCAAGTACTTCCCACACAGCCTTAATCGCCCTGACCTAGTGGCAGAGACAGACGATATTGTCCTTAATGTGGCGCGTGAGTATGTGGCAACCCGCAAGGAGACCACCATTCGCATAGACGCGATGACAGTTGATCTACTGGATACAGCAGTACCAACAGATACCATGATTGAACTTGAGTTCTTTGACAATGTAGAGATAACCAACGTCCAACCTGATGGCTCGACTATCGTTAAGACACTACAGGTTCAAGGGCTAAAGTGGGACATCACCCCAAACCGCATGACAGCAACAGTAACAACGCTTGAACCTATTGCGGATGGCTTCATCATCGGCAGCAGCTTGTTTGGTATAATCGGCACATCAACTTTGAGTTATTAGGAGCAACATGGCAACCTTTCCAGTCACAACAGGAGACGTATTAACAGCGGCTACCTATAACAGCCTTCCAACCTTTACAGTCGGCACAGCCAACACAGCGGACTACACAGCCGTTTCTGCGGATCAGTACCAAGTCCTAGAGATTATGAACAAGGCAACAGCCATTGCTTTTAACATTCCTACCAATGCAAGCGTGGCTTTCCCTATCGGCACAGTTATCACAGTCCTCAACATCGGCGTGGGAGTCTGCACAATTAAGGCAGTCACATCAGGCACAACCACAGTGCTTAGTTCTGGAGCTGTAGCAGCACAACCAACTCTTGCGCAATACAAGTCAGCCGCCTGTATCAAAACAGGCACAGATACTTGGTACATCGTTGGCGGAATTGCTTAATGCTTAACGGAATTGCAGCTTTACACGCTGGCGCAGCAGCCGCATTACCAGCACCATCAACAGTTGATTATCTTGTGGTCGCTGGCGGCGGTGGCGGCGGTGGTGGCTCGGCTTTTTTTAATGGCGGCGGCGGCGGTGGTGCTGGTGGCTTTAGAACTAGCACTTCGTTCTCCTTGCCTTCTTCTTTTACTGTCACAGTTGGTGCAGGTGGTACAGGTGGAGACGCTTCTGCGGCAGGCGATGGTGGAAAGGGTAATAATTCTGTATTTTCCAGCATTTCTGCAACAGGCGGTGGATTTGGTACTGATGAAGCTGGTGCAACTCCTGGTGGTGCAGGTGGATCTGGCGGTGGAGCTTCGGCTTCGGGCGCAGCTGGCGGTTCAGGAAACCAAGGCGGCTATTCACCAGTTGAAGGTTACGCAGGTGGAACAGGTGCATCAGGTTCAGGCGGTGGTTCATCAGCAGCAGGAACTACAGGTTCTGGTTCTGCTGGCGGTGCTGGTACTTCTAATTCATATTCAGGCAGCGCAGTAACTTATGCAGTTGGCGGCGCGGCTGGTGTAACAGGTGGTAATGGCGATGGCGCAGCAGGAACAGCAAACAGAGGCAATGGCGGTGCTGGTGCATCCATTAGCAGTTCGGGTCGCTTTGGTGGTGCAGGTGGATCGGGTATCGTAATAATTCGTTACGCAGATACTAATGCAGATTTAACGTCTATCGGCGGTGGACTTACTTACACACTTACAACATCAGGTGGGTACAAGATTTACCAATTTACAGCGGGAACAGGAACGGTAACTAAATAATGGCTCATTATGCGTTTTTAGATGATTCCAATATTGTTACTGAAGTCATTGTGGGCATTGACGAGACAGAACTAATCGAAGGCAAAAGCCCTGAAGAATGGTACGGCGAGTTTAGAGGACAGAAGTGTGTCCGTACTTCCTACAACGGCAATATCCGTTACAACTATGCAGGTGTTGGATATACCTATGATTCTATTGACGATGCCTTCATTGCTCCAATGCCATCATGCGGGCATGACTCTTTATTCTTAAACGACCGAAAGCGATGGGAGTGTGAGAGCTGTGCAGCCGAAACTTTGCAAAGCAGGGCAACAGCTTAGACTGCAAGTCGATGATAGTTACCCAGACCGCGATAGAACCTCGGACGGCTGGATTGGCGATGTACGTCACGCGTCTCGTCCTTCTGACCACAATCCTGATGCAAAAGGTATCGTCCGAGCCATTGACATTGACAGGGATTTATCTGGTAAAGCAAAACCAGACCTCATGCCTGACCTTGCAGATCAGATACGAATTGCAGCGAAACGTGGAGATAAGAGAGTGTCTTACATCATCTTCAATGGTCGCATCGCATCGTCTCGCATGGGGTGGCGTTGGCGGAAGTATTCTGGAATTAACCCGCATACTAAACATTGCCATATTTCTTTCACTAAAAAAGGCGATACAGATGGTTCGTTCTTTTCTACAATCCCGATGATAGGTGGCACAGCATGAACATGAAGAATCCAGCAATCCTGACAGCAGGTGCTTTCCTAGCAGCGTGGGGTGCATCTAACTTTGCACTTGACTATCGCTCAATCCTTTGGGCTGTACTAGCAGGCGTATTCGGATACGCGACTCCGAAGCGATGACACAGAGCGACTTTTTTACCCTTTACTTTGCCACTATCGCCATCATTGGCGGTCTGTCTGGGTATGTCATTACCCATTTACTGTCTGAAATTAAGAGACTTAATTCGCGTGTCGATGAGATTTACAACATACTCCTAGACCGATAATAAAGCCATGGCTAAGAAGAAGGTCATAGACCTAGACACTTACAACGCTCTCGACCAATGGGCAATTTCATTACATGAAATGTACCGCGCCCTGCGCCGAGCAGGTTTTGGCGTTGACATCGCTCTAGGAATCATCATGGAAAAAGATGCCTATCCAGATTGGATTCTGCCCAACGTGCCTAACCGCATAGATAATATCCCCTACGAAGATGAGGATGACGATTAAGCGAATCGTAATACTGTCAGACTTGCAAGTGCCTTTCGAGGACGTGTATGTCAC